TCAGATCACCGGACAATCATCGAATTCCCCTGTTCTGGCATCGTTGATAATGTAAGTGATCACCCCAAAAACTGCGTTGGAAGCATTATAGCCATCATCATCAACTGGGATTTCTTCCCTCCTGCCGTTCTCAAGGTTTACCAGGTGCGGTCTTGGGTGCTTCCGGTAGCGCTTCATTCTGAACTCACCCTCCATGGCACAAATCAGCAGTGAGCCATCACATGGCGATAATGACGCGTCGACCACCAGCAAAGCCCCCTTCAATACCCCCTCGCGAAAGTGTGAGCAACTGGCACGCATAAAGTAAGTTGCGGCCGGTTTACTGATGAGTTTCTCATCAAGGGAAATTCTTGTTTCCGCGAAATCTGCGGCAGGTGATGGAAAGCCCATAATTAATCCCCTCTCTTGATTACTGGATATAAACACAGTATAAATACTGTATATCCAACCAGTAAAGGGACAATGCGCAATGTTTGTGGAACTCGTTTATGACAAAAGAAATTTTGATGGTTTGCCTGGTGCCAAAGACATCATTCTGGGGGAGTTAAGCAAGAGAGTACACCGCATCTTCCCTGATGCCGATGTGAGAGTTAAGCCGATGATGACATTGCCAGCTATCAATACAGACGCCAGCAAGCATGAGAAAGAACAGATCAGCCGAGCTGTTCAGGAGATGTTTGAAGAGGCCGAATTCTGGCTAGTGGCTGAATGATAGACATCGATAACATGATTATCTCAGGGATCCGCATTTACTTTCCCAAAACGGAGGAGCTACTCCCCGCGCCGGAGAAAGGAATGCGTACCTTTGCCATAACGGTCGCTGACGGCGAACACTTCCGGCTATTTGCTTTCGTAAACTCGAGGTGGGTTATGATGGGGTTACTTAAATTCGACAGCATCGGCAAAGCTATTATGGGGGCGGTTCGGCAGAGTAAAGCGCTGTGGCGTTAATTTTCCGGACGCGGCGGCCACTCAATTTCCGGTGCCGCGTCCAGTTCATCAACCAACACTTTCTCATGATGGATTGTTTGCCGGTATCCGTTCAGCCAGCGCTTCAAGTGCAGCTTTCGCCGATTCGTCCGATGTAACGCCAGCAATTGTTGTAATGGCTTCTTTCATAATCCCCATCAGTTGCAGAATGCTCTCGTGGTGAAGTGCTGCAGCTACGCCGCCAGTATCAACAGATAGAACCCCCTCAACAACTTTTCCATCATCAAGCGTGCGGTCCTGCCCGACAAATACTGAATTTGGGAAGCACTTCTGCACATCCTGCGCTATAAACCCTATTCCAGGCACCACTCCATCAAGACGCTCCCACGTTACTCCACGGATGGTTGTCATCTTAACCAGTGGGTCAGTTACCTCCGCAATATTTGTCTTGATTCTGCAATCTGAATTACTAACCCAATTCCCAGGGGCGGCGCCATTGCCATCGTCGGAAAAAGTCCAGGTTTTGTTTTTTCCCCATGCTGAGACAAGATTGAGGTTTGCACCAAGTGCACCACCAACAACGTTGTAAGCATTTAAGTAAACACCCGCGCCCGGTCGCCCAGCGGCGGCGCCCCACCCGTTAAAAAATGAACCCACCTCAGAACTCCATACGGTCGTACCTGCACTACTTGTGTCTCCGTATGTCACTGCCCCTGATATCTTCCCTGTTACGCTTGTATCTGTGGTTATAGTTCCACCAGTGAGTCCATTCACAGTGCCAAGGTTGATAACCTTCTGCGTAGAAGTTGAGCCCGTTGAATCCGTCACGACAACCTGAGCTCCGACAGTTTTCACGCCAGAAGCGCCACTGGTCACAACCGCACGCAACCCGGCTTTGCCGTAGTCAGCAGTGCCAACCTTTAGAGTCGAGTTAACTTCGCCGCCGTAAGTAGTCGTGGACACGCCAGGCGCTGCCGTCAGTGAATTGATAACGCTCCATGAAGACAAAACATTTCGCACTGAAGCTATAAAATCTTTCACTTGCTTCCAGCGCGGCGCGTCTTCATCACCAGCAGCATCAGCCGCCAATGGTGTAGCGTCAGTCGGGCGAACGTTAAGCCATGCAGCTGCACGATCGGCCAGGTCTTGCAGGTTGTTATCTTTAAGCAGGTAGTTAGCCGGGTTTGATTCCGCCGCCTGCCGTGCTGACTCTGCCGCTTCATCGGCTTTTGTGCTGGCGGTTGATGCTGATGATGCCGCGTTATCCTCTGACTTCGCGGCGTTCTCTTCTGACGCAGCTGCGGCGGTTGCGGCAGCCTCAGCATCCTCTTTAGCCTGAATGATAACGGGTTTATCCTCGGCCACTTGTTGGGCATCTGCGCGGATTTGTTCGGCTATGAAGATAATCTGGTCAATCTGCATCTCTTTCATGACATCAATCAGCTTGAGCCAGGATGGACCTGTGTAGCTCGAGCCGTCAGCCATTTTAATGGTTACATCGCCGTTGACTTCCAGCAGCTGGTACCAGTTATCGATTTCCAGAACACGCTGACGAATAGCATAGGCCGTATCTGCTGCAATCTGCGCGCTGATACGGTTCAGTGTGTCGCGTGGCATTGCCGTCCATGCGCCAGCGGTGACTGCCGGCCCGTTGTAGTTCCTGGCGAGAGTCAGCGCGGTGTCGCTCTCAATTGATTTCACCGGCAGCGTATACGTCACACCGCCGGTCGTGACAACGATGAAATCACCCGCCGCGAGTTCAGTGGTAAATGCCGTTCCATCGCCGGCCACCGCATTAGAATTATTCGCCAGGGTTATAGTGCCTGCTGACATAGTGACTCCTGAATTTTTTACAATAAAAAACCCCGCCGAAGCGAGGTTAGTGAATTGGATGATGGCAGAAATTTAACTGCAGGTGTCGCGGATAAAGTTATTTTTACCGACCCATTGCCAGTTAAACGGATACCCCGCTTTATACTGAGTTTGTCCCGCGACTTTCCGGATGTTGTAAATACTTACAGAGACTTCCTGACCACCAATCAGAGCCGTTCCGGAACAAACAGGCTGCTGTTTTTGAACCGTTCCGGAACATGCTGAAATAAGGAAGAGGGAAAACACTAACGCGATAAATTTCATGTTAATCACCGAACAGAGGTTAATTAAAATGAAAATAGCAACGAATACAATTAATTGATAATTGATTTAATAGATCGATTTACCGTAATTGATCGTTTAAAACGATCGTTTAATCGTATGCGTCTACGCGTGTAATAATTATGTTTCCATGTCCATTGGTGAATCCAAGTCCCGAGACCCCCGTTGATGACCCTGCATCGCTATATGCCGTAATTCTTGTTCCTGCTCCTTCTGCCCTGGCTAAAGCCCGAATGTTAGACTGCCATGGTCTCGGAAGTGGGTCATTGATGACCCCCACGGCAATTCCCAGATACTCAGGGACACACCCCCACTTACCTGACTTAAAGACACTGCTATTAATACCATTATCAGATGCTGCACCACTCCCACCTACCTTTTCAAGGTCGGATAATGTCTTTGTTTCATTAGTCAAAATGCAGACACCGTTAGCATCCCAGATTGCGAGACCGTAATCTGGTAATGGCTGAGGGAAAATAGAAAAGAAATATACATCCATCCGCGTACCTGCAGCGGCATTACGCAAAGATATTGTGCAGACTCCGTTCGCAATATCAGACCATAGTGCCCCCTCGCCTGTGGTATATACAAAAGGGATTATTGGGCTATTAACATCATAGCTCTGAGTAATAGTGGTAATCGTTGTTGAGTTGGTTACAGTGATACTCTTTTTCGCATATAACGCCAGAGGGATACTTTCAGGACTAACCCAGACTTCACCTGATGAGGTTGATAATAATACACCGAATGACATATCAGCTTTTCTCTATGGTGATAATCAGGAACGCGCGCGCCGCCTGATAAGTGTTAGCTGCATATTCAGTATCGCCAGCTGATGAAACGGTTATTGTCGAACCTGATACCGTTACACGCCGCCTGCCATTACCCAGCCCACCAGAACTTGTTTCTGATGCGTTTGCAACATGGTAATAATTTAACTTCATTCCAGCTGGTACGGGGATCGTCCATGTTCCTGATTTCTGCCCGTTCGTTAAGAGCACCGAACCATACACTGAAACAGGTTTTATCCCGTAGTTATTAGGGTTGCCATTTTCATCCCACGTTTGCACTCCCCACGTCATCAGAACACCCCCGTGATTTTCCCAATCTGCACACGAAGAACATTATTACCATCCTTCACGCTCTGCGTTGTATTGGTGATTTTCATTCCCCCCTCACCTTCAACACCGCCGTTAATTTCAAATGTGCCATCGGCTTTCATTATGGTGCCGGTTTTACCCTGAACATAATTTGAAGACCGAAGTTCTCCAATTTTCGCCAGTGTTATTTGCCCATACTGGATAAACGCATCACTAATGAATACCTGTCCATTAATCACCGCAAATGGTGAATATTGCGCATCATCAGCACCACTCATCAGAACAAACTGGTTCGCATTAAATCCGATACGGGTGACAACCGGTTTACCGTTCTCTGCCAGTACAGCTAAGCTCATACCGGCGCTGTAGTACACGCCATTAATCCTGATGCCTGCTTTAAGGGTATGAATAGCTGTGGCACCATCAGCGTCAACGGTCGCTGTCAGTTTATCTTCCAGTGTGGCTGTCACATCTTCGATTTGCGCTTGGACGGTGGTAGACAGTTCGGCCATCGCTTTATCAACGTCGGCAATTGTTGTTTTGACTATCAGAATATCCGCACGAATTTCTCCGTACTGCGCCCACTGGTGATCGATGGTGGCGTTGTTCGCCAGCGCATTTTGCAGAATGCCCTCAATGTTCTGGTCTATCGCACTGGTCAGCGCGTCACCGTCTTTGGATGTCAGGAAATCGCCGGCGATATCGCCCAGGTAATCATCGGCGTTATCGTTCGACATGCCGCGTACCCAATCTGTCCAGCCCGACTCGTTCCCGGTTTTATCTACCAGCTGCGCGCGGAACCAGAACTCCTGGCCAGCTTTAAGCCCCAGTTGGATATATTCGGATGATGGGTACGGCACGTCACTCAACAGCAGCGGATCCGACTGGTCCCAGTTCGGGGTGTACTGGATTTCTGTTTTCAGGGTGTCCGATGTATTTGCCGGGAATCCCCAGTTCAAACGGATCCCCCAGTTTATTGGCGTGGCCGCAAAACCTACCGGCTGCGGTGGATTGCCCACTTTCCCCGTTAGCGTGACCTCTTCCGAGTATCCCCACCCGGACGATATCTCCGCCGCGTTGATTGCACGAACGCGCACCAGATAGCGCCCGGCATAGATAGATTCAACCTCAAAGCTGGTTGTCGAACTGCGCGGCACGTTAACCCAGTTGCCATCATCGCGGCGCCACTGTGCTTCATAGGCAATAGCGTTATCCACAACCGACCAGGTCGCGCGCAACGTTTCCACACTGATACCCTGCTGCACAGTGGAATAACTCTCGATGGCAATATCAGCCGGTGCTGACTGATTGCCCGGCGGGATGACGCTGACAGGCCGTTGGTCAATGATGGCGCCAGTATCAATCCGGGCATACTTATCCGGGTCGTGCGCCGCGCCGGAGATCGTAAATGTGCCGTCGTTATTATCGGCGACACTAACAACCCGGTATTGCTGGGCATAGAGTTCGTCCGATTCGACAACCCACACGCATTCCGCCTCCGGTGTTTCGCCGTATGCCGTCGTGACGGTAATGATATTGCCGTTTACCGCCTGAATAGTTCGGCTCTGCGCCGCACCAGATGGCAGGTTGAGAATCAGCCTGTCGCCAGCAGCGGCATTGGCCACCCGGTCCAGTTCGATAACCCGCCCATTAACCGAACGAATACGGCCACCTGTGATCTTCCCGGAAAGCAGCTCATCGGCGACCGCGATAATGTAGCCAGGCTGCGGAATATTACCGTCCAGACCAACGGAGAACGTAACTACCCGGTCCTTATTGTTTGTGAGGATGCCCCAGCGCCCTTTGCGGTTCGCTTCTGACTGCCGGGTGCAGCCAATCGCGGTCATCTCCAGCTGATTAAAGCCGTAGCGCGCGACGAGCTTCTGTTCAAATACAGGTTCCATCGCGTCGGCGTACGCGTTGTCAGGATCTGACCAGGAGACCAGCGCGGTTGTATAACGGGTTTTTGTGGTGCTGCTGGCGTAGGTAAACAGGCCGTCGACGACGTTTGCACGCGTGTAGGAAAAATCGATATCCCGCGGCATATCGGCCAGCGCCACAATCTGATCGCCGCCCCAGTAGGTCATCCCACGGAAGATAGCGGCAAAGTCGCGCAGCACGGTGTAAGCGTCGTTCCGGTCCTGCACATACACGTTGCATGTATAGCGCGGTTCCGTCCCGTCGCCGCCCTTTCCGTCCGGTACCTTCTGGTCGCAATACTGCGCGACTTCGTAGAGGGACCATTTGTCTATATTGGCAGCCGTGAGGCGATTACCGAGCCCAAAGCGGTCGCTAAGAACCAGGTCGTAAAAAACCCACGCGGGGTTATCTGTCCATGCCCATTTAAATGCCCCGGTCCAGGTGCCAAGATAGCTTCTGGTTTCCGGGTCGTAATTATCCGGCACGCGGATCACCCGCATTTTCGGCTCGCAGGAAATCTGTGGAATGGAACCATTAAACTGGCTCGAATCAAATTCGATGTAGAGCAGCGCGGTATTCGGATAACGCAGTTTAGCGTCGATCACTTCCGTGTAGCTCTGCAACGTCATTGTGTCGCCTATTTTGGCGCTGTTCGCATCGCCCGTTGTTTTACGCAGACGTAGCGTCCAGGTGCTGCCCGCCTGCGGTAAATCGATGCGGTGGCTACGCTCATAGCCCGTAGTGGTTTTACCCGATACGCGCGTGCTTAGAACCGTTTTCCACGTGCCGCCGTCAGTCTGCAGGTCAATAGCGTAATTGATGGTGTATCCCACCAGGTCGCCGTTGTCCTGCTGCTTGTAAATCGAGGGCCACTTAATGCGCAGGCGAACGGCGGAAATCAGCGTATTTGTGAAAGTGCGAGTCCATGCCGTCGCGCTGGATATTTCGGTACCCAGGCTGACTTCATTTTCAGTTCCGGGAATACCCTGAATGTATTGTTGGGCCTGGGTGCCAGAACGGAATTCCCACGCTACCCCACTGAAATTGGATGAACCGTCCGTATTTTCCAGCGCGGTTCCATCCAGATAAATATCTTTAGCCGTTAACCCACCAGCAAACTCCCCTTCACCCAGGGCAATGAGGAGTTTCGCTTTTGCGACTGACTGGAGATCATCTGGCTGTTCTGTCGGTGTGCGGGAACTTGAGCCCCCACCTTTACGGCCCTTAATACTCTTCTTTTTGTCCATATTGCGCCCATAAAAAAACCACCGCTAGGTGGTCAGGGAAAAGGGAGAGAAAAGATACTTACTGCTGATCTTCGACGTAAATACCCGCAGATATAATTGCACCGCCGATCCGGCGCTTACCGTAGCCTAATGGCACGGGATATCCCTGAGCCGCGGTGTTAGTCACACCACCAAATGCATAAGAAGCCTGGTTATCTGCGCTTTGCTTACTGGCTAAACCTGTGGTCTGCGGGGATAACATTTGGACAATTCCGCCTAAAGCCATTGATGCCCCTGCACCAAACATTATATTACTTGCTGCAATACCAAGGCCCGGCATCCAAATAGCTGTTGCTACAAGCACTGCCCCTAATATTGTTTGTAATAATCCAGCTCTTTTACTCCCAATAATAACAGGTACAATACGAATAATGCTCTCTGAAACTGGGTACCCTAAATCATCAAGACCTATGTTTTTATCGTCTTTATAAATTGAAAAAGTAAAACCACGGCTTTTACTTGAATTAAGATATTTTTCAAAACCAGGAATTGTACAACATAGGGATCTTATTGCTTCTGATGTCGTAGATACAACCCGCATATGTTCTTTACCAAAAAAACGTCGTAGCACCCCATGCAACTCAATCTTAACTAAATTATCATTCATTCTAATATCCAAAAAATTAAGGCCACATAAAGCGGCCTTTTATTAGCAATGAGTAATGTTTATTGACATTGTTTAACTGCTGACTCATATGAGGATGAAGTCAAAGCAGCTACCCTTTCATATAAAACATATTTACTCCCCGATGCTTCTTTCGTCACATCTAGCACTAAATCATACCCTCCCATAGGCTGAGGAACTTGTAGGCTAATCCCATCATTAATAGGGAGTGATGTATTATGCCCGCCACTACCTGACCATTTTGATGAAACGCAAGTCGCGAATTCTTCTACTGATTTTGGTGTGGCACCCTGCACTACTGGCGTAGTAGACCTCACATAGTCTAATGACTTACACCCAACTAAACCCAACGCAATTAGTACAACCAGAAGTTTCTTCATATCCCAATCTCCTTTTGATTTCAAAGAAGATTAGCATAGTGTTTTATAACGAAGAATCTTCATTGTTCTTTCTTGCCAGTAACCGCCATAAGGCACTCGCTGACTCAGATGTCCGTACAGGTGATGCAGTAGCATGTTACCTTCCAGCAGGATCCCGGCATGATTCCACTTATTGGCCTGTACCTGCATGATTACCATGTCGCCAGCGCGCGACGGTCCGGTAAATTCTCGGAAACCGCATTCATACCAGCAATCACGGTAAAAGTTCTCCGGGTACTGGTCCTCCCACCAGGGATAATCCACGCGGTAATCCGTCAGCTCAATGCTATGAGTCTGTCGGAAATAGCTCATCACCAGCCCCCAACAATCGAAATGCCCGAGCACGAACGGACGCGCCAGCAGTGGTAACTCACCGCGCGGCTGAATCGTCCGTATGTCACCCTCCGGCCAGCTGGCGATATGCCAGGGCAGCAGAGTCTGGTCACACTGCGCCTTATCCAGTTCGCTCGGCTGCGTGGTGGCATCCGGGTGACTGTGGACGAGAGCGATAACGGTTCCCCAAGCTTCAGCAGCGGCGTAATCCTCCGACGACAGGTGAAAACCTTCTGTCGGATCAATTGCCTGGTTGCGGCAGGGAATGTAGCGCTGCACCCGGCTTTTCTGCACCACCACGCCGCAGCACTCACGCGGGTATTCGGCGGCGGCATGCGCCAGGATTGCATCAATAATTTTCTGACGCATATCAGCTCCTGATTAAGGATGTTCCCGGGAAGCCACCAAATGAAAGCTCATCGCTTTCTCCGAAACGGAGCTTGCACGCCGTTAGCGTGCCGGAGCATTCATCAAGCGATGGGTCATCGACAGGGTTGTTGTGCTTATCGAAATAGCGGTTCCCGGCATAGTCGCAGCCATCCCCAGAGCGGTATTTATTACGGATGCACCAGGTACAAAGTGAATGCAACTGGCGCGTCGGAATCATCAACCCCTGCAGGTCCATCGGGCTGGAGAGCTTAAACGCCACCGTTTCATGCGTTTCACTATCCTTTGCATCGATGTAAAAAACCTTTAGCTTTTCCTGCTGCGGATCCGCAGCCGGGTTTCCCTCCGGATAGTTTGCCGCATCCAGATACTGCGCCAGCGTGTCATGGATAGTGACTTTCGCCTGCAGCAAGTCATCATAAGCAAGACACAGCGCGGTAATGGAGCTATCCAGGTTAGCGACCGACAGTGTTGGCTGCGCGCTGGTTCCATCCGTTGACGCTTCAATCCCATCTATCTGACAGGGCCAGGCTTTATATTCCTGCCCCTGCCACCAGATTGATTTCGCTGGCAGCTTGCCCTCGTCCCCGCCGGCGGCAGTTATTTCCTCAGCGGTATGGGCAATATTATGAGCATGGAAGCGGAGCACATCACCGACACCAAATGCAGTGCCATCGACATCAAAAAGCCGGACAACATTGCCCGGCTCAAGTTTCTGATAATCACTGTTCAAGCTCATGGTGCAAACGCCTGTTCAAATGTTGCGGAAATAGTTGCCTGCGTCTTTCCATTGGGCTGGAGTTTTATGGAATCCGCTGCAACACGATAGAGCCCCTTTTCGCCATGCGGTGGTGTGAAGATAAAAGCGCGGGTGCAATGCTCGCGGCAGAAGTCCCTGATAGCGAGAGCCGTTTCCAGCGGGCCGCGGTATGAATAGGAGAACTTGATACTTTCCGAATTAATACCGTCCTCTGAAACCTGCTGATAGCCATCACCGAACTGGGCTTTTCTGACTGTCCGGGTGTATTCGGCCGCAGGCTGTCCTGACACCTGAATGGGCCAGATAAAAGTGTTAATTGCCATAGCGTTCCTGAATGAATGGGTTAGCGTGTTTTCATCGCATTGAAAAGCTGCCCGCCTGGGCGAAGCGCTTTGGTGATGTTGTCCTGACAGAACTGGTTGAGCATCTTCATCATCGCCCCGCTCATCGCATCATTACCGCCTGACGATTGTGCCGAAGCCGTGCCATCGCTCTGAATAACGATGGTATTCTGGAATACCGGGCTTCCGGCACCAGCGTTCCCGGCCACCACGCCGAGTTTGCCGTTTGCGCCACGTCGAAGCGGTAAAATGGCCTCTGGTCCCGCTTCCCCCATCACGCCGCCGCCGTTCGCGAACGCAAAGAACGTTGGCCTGTCCACAACGCTGCCGCTGTATGCACTGAGTGATGCTGAGTTATAGACCCCACCATTCGCGTTAGCCGTAAAACTAAAAGCATTGGCCGCGCTTTTGACACCATTAACGAGCGCCATTTTGATCAGGATTTCAGAGAGCATACTGAGAATGGATGTGGTGAAATCTTTAAAATTCCCTTTACCGGTTGTCAGGAAAGTATTCAACTGAGAGGTAAGGCCATTTAACGCGGCAGTCCCTGCACTTTTCATCTGCTCATAGGTGTTCGTGGATGCATCAGCGTACTCTGCCCAGCTTTTCTGTGCACCGGCCGACCAGTCCCCCCTTAACTTATCTTCCTCCGCATAGTAGTCCTGAGCGGCTTTCAGTTGTTGCTGATACCCTGCATCCTGCAGGCTGCCACCGGAATTTATCCACCCACTGCGCAACTGGGCAAACGTCGATTCGCGCCCAGCCATGCGGTCGCTCATCGTCGCGCTACCGGTCAGAGCTGATTGCTTCTCGGCCATCTGGGTAGCATATTTCGCTGCGGCGTCCATGCGTTTATTAAGCTGCTCCTGGGCAACAATCTGGTCGCCAAGCAACGCTTTCTGCTGCGCCAGTTCAAGTACCTGGCCTTTACTCGATAGCAGGGATTTTTCCTGCAGAGATAGCTGGCGAGTCCTGGATGCTGTTTCCAGTACCGAGAACTGAGCCTCCGTGGACCAGAGTTCCTTGCGCTGCTGGCTAATCGTGTCGGTAACGCTCTTATGCTGCTGGAGTACAGCCAACTGAGACTGGAGCGCCAGCAAATCACGTTGCCCGTTATCTTCAGCTTTGTCACCTGCAGGAGTCGTATACGCTTTTGCTTTCGGCGTTTTTGGATCTTTGAATTGCTTCTCAATCCCGGCGCGCGCTTTTGCGATGTCCTCCGGACTCCAGAGCTTAACCCGTTCGCCATCAGGAAGGGTCTGAGTCGCTTTTGCCGCCTTCGCATTATCAGCGATGGCTTTATTCAGATCCTTTTGTGCCAGCGCGCGTTTTTCCGCCTGAGTCGTACCCGCATCAAGATATTTATTGAAGGCGACCTGCGCTTCAATGCCGTCTTTATTGATCTGGTTGAACTCGGCTCTTTTCTGGTTGTAGCCTTCCTGTGACGCGACTACAAACTCAAGGTTTTTAATGTTCGCCTCGAGCTGGGCTTTATCCACGCCCATCGCATTATTTTTGAAGCGCCCCCAAATCCCCTGCTTACTGTTCTCCTGAATCTCCGCCAGCGTATCTTTCATCGTCTGGAGCTTAGTCGCGTCGCCGCCGCTACCCCGTCCGATGTTCAGCAGTTCATCCCACATCCCTTTAAAGGCATTGCGGGTGGCTAAAGCAGCCCTTTCAACCAGCCCAAGATTGTCGAGTAGCTGCTGGCTGCGCTGTTGCTCAGAACGGCTATAAGCATCCGCTGCAACCTGCCCGGCGGTTTCCTTATCACCACGCCGCTCGAGTGACGAAATGTACTCAAACTGGGCCGCCGTCAGGTAGTTCAGCTGTGCATTAAGCTCGGCAGAGCCTTTGGTTGGAGAATCATAAAGTTTCTGGAAATTCTTGATCGTTTCATCAACGGATTTCCCGGTCGCTTCCTGCATCGCAACAGCGGCGCGCGTAATGCTCTCAATCTGGGAGCCTTTAAAGCTACCACTCCCGACAACCTGTGCCAGAGCAGCGGCGCTGGTTGCCTGTGAGCCATGATTTCCCGCAATGGATTTAGCCAGGTCAGCCAGCTGGCCCGCCGTCTTACCCGCATAGTTACCTGTCAGGATCAACTGCTTATTAAATTCGACTGATTCCTGACTTCCTTCATACCAGGCTTTACTCAGCCCGTAGATTGAGGCCGCAATGCCGCCCACAGCGCCAGCGATCCCCAGCCCGCGTAACGTCATCAACTGCTCTATCCAGCCTGCCCGGTTTGCAAGCGTGATCCCCGATCCCCGCAGTGATCCGAAATTGCCTCTCGCCAGTTCGCCGACCAGCACGCCGAGCTCACGTCTCGCTGCGGCACTCTGGATGCCCAGCCCATGCGTGGCTGTTTTCGCGGTATCCAGTTTCCGGATGTAGATGTCCGCAGCATCACTGACGCCAAGCTGTGCCGCTTTAAAGCGCAACATTTCGTTATTAGAGAGGTTCTGCGCTGCAACCTGAGATTTCAGGCTCTGGATGAAACGGGTACGCGCCGTACTGGCCTTTTCTTCCTCCTGGCTAAGCTCCTTCTGGCGTTCAGCTGTGCGGGATAGCAGGACAAGATAGTCCTGCTGAGAAATCATCCCCTTAGAACGCGCATTGCGGAATTGCGCCTGGGCGGTAGCCAGCGAGTTAGTTTCCCCGGTAAGGCGCTTCGCACCATCAATTTGCCGGAAAAAGACCTCGGTCAGTTCATCCTGCTGTTTCCCCGTTGCGGCAGCATTATTGCTGTTCTCCTGCAATTTCTGGTTAAAAGCAGCGACACGCTGGTGTGTCTCCTCCACTGCCGCGGCGGTCTTTTTCCAGTCATTTGCCATTGCATCAGCGGCGGCTGACTGTTTCTCCTGCATATCATTCGCCGCGCGGGTTCCAGCATCCCCCATCTGCTTAAATGCCGCCGCCTGCCGCTCGGTAGCCTGAGCAATCCGTGACTGCGATTTCTCCGACTCGTCGGCCATGCCGGTGAGCTGTCCTTTAATCCGGGCAACCTGTTCAGCAAACGTGGCGCTATCCACGTCGAGGTTAATAACTAAATCGCTAATCTGCTGGGCCATACCTTACCCCCCCAAATATCCCCTCTCCCGCCAGCATCAGATCATCATCCGTTTTTTCTGGCTCATCATCCGGTTTAGAAAGGAGGCTGAAATCAGCATCATCTATGTCACTGTTGCCCGTGAGCATCGTTACAATCAGCCCTTTGGTCGTCGCAAACTCAGCATCCAGCAGTTCTTCACTGAATGGCGTCGCGGCAAAATGATTGACCCAGCCAGAATATTCCGTCGCACTCATTTCGCTTAACATGCGCCGCCAGTCCGGGCGCCGGAACTCGCGCGCCAGCCGATGCACAAAGCTGCGCTCACGGGCGGCTATTTTGCCAGGGGTGCCTGCTCGTCATTGCTGCTGCGCTCACCCTCTTCCCCGGAATTATCGTCACCTTCCGTTCCAGGTTTCGGGGCCATGCCACTGAGTTCCAGCACCTTTTCGACCGCTATATTCAGGGCTTCCGAAGACCAGGTGCGCATCACTTCCTGATGCAATTCATCTTCATCACGATCCGGTGTGCTCTGCCACAGTGAACGGGAAACAACCCAGGCATTCACCTGAACATTTCGCTTAACCATCAGCGCCATGCGCTTCATCTCAGAAATATCTTCGGGCGTGTCGGCTTCAAGGCTAGCCAGATATTCAAAATAATCAGCGCGCTGCAGTGCTGACAGTTCATAGAGAACGACGCTACCGCCTTCCAGCGGAAGGGTTTCCTTTTTCAGAAATGACATGTTTTTTACCTGTTAAAAAGGCTCCAGAAAGGAGCCGTATCAGAGGGAATTAATCAGGGAGCGGTGACGGTGACCGTTGCAATAGCAACATGCTCACCATCCGGGGTCATACCGATAATCTCTGCCTCACCGGCAGCGACACCCGTAACCGTGACAACGTTGTCCGCAATAGTGATAGAGGCAATCGACTTATCGGCCGACACAACCCGGAGAGATTGATCCGTTGCCCCGGCAGGCAGAATGCTGAAGGTAAGCGTATTCGTTGCACCAACAGCCAGAGCCAGGGTTTTCGGCAATACGCTGAGACCCGTTACAGGAACATCCGCCGAGCGGTCCTCTTCTGCCAGAGACGGCTTGCCGGAGTTAGTAACCTTGACGGTACGCGTAATAACCTCTTTCGCAGGCACCGCTTTGCCCAGGCTGCTCAGCCAGCCACGGAATACATCGACAGCACCATTCGGATACTTGATTTTGTAACCGCGGACATCGCCCTGGGTGAACCATTCAACCAGCCCCTGCTGCCCGCTTTCACCAGGCTTCCACGCGAGGGTAAAACTGGTATCTCCCGCAGATTTCTCCCCCTGGGCGGTAGAGCTCCAGTCCGCATCTTCATCGTCCAGGTAGGTGTCATCGTAGGATTCGGCTGTCATTTCCCCCGGTGTCAAATCCTTGATTTTTGCAAGCCGGGTCCAGTCCGCATCGCTCAGCGGGTTGCCATACGGATCGCCGGTGCCGGTATAAAGCCATAGTGTCGTACCCGCACCTTTTACCGGTGCGAGAGGATTTGGTGTTGGCATTGTGATTTCCTTACATTGAATAAGTAATGGAGTAAGTCAAATCAACCGAACCCCACGTGGCCATCTCATCATCACGCTGATAGTCATAGCCCTGCGGGGTGATTGTTTCGATTAACTGATCGAGCTGGGGAACCACTGCCATAGCCGGATAAACTTTTTCCTCCATCCAGTTATCCAGCGCAGTGTCAGGGTTAGACGCTTTCAGGAATACTTCAACGTGCAGCACTGCCTGCCAGTCATCCTCATCCAGAGTCTGACCAGCGTATTCAGCGTCCGACAAATAAACGGCGACCGCAGGGAGGTCCTGCTCTTCAAGAAATGCCGGGCGACCGTCGAACCAGCTCACCGCACCGGTAATGTCGTTCTGGAGTTTTGCCAGGATAGCGGCGCGAATAGCGCTATGTTTGCTCATCGTTTCAGGTGGATCCTCAGTTGGTTTTTAAGCGCAGAGGACAGTTCTTTGGGCATATCGCTCTGAATCAGATTTTTTGAGATGGTGGTGAACGCCTCAGTTAACTGGGCATCCAGCGGAACCTTCACCACATCAATCGGATAGCGCGCCTTTCCGACACGCCGCATCACCTGCCATCGCCCGTTGCTGAGCTGCTGGAGAAAGGCATTACGGAAGGTATACGGCCCGACTTTCAGCACACTGCCCTGACCATGTTTTGCGCCTTTACGCCGGGCAAGCCGTACATGAGCTGTACCCAGTTTGATAGCGGGTAAATTGCCCCGGTTGATTTTGATGGAGGCCACAAGCCTGTTATGGCTGGCCTTACGCAGACGTGAGCGCTGCCTGACCAGCCTGACCGGGAGCCCCTTTTTCCGGTTATCATCAACCGTGGCCTCTTTGGCCACTTTCTTGCTGCCCTGACTGATAGTTCTCCCCGCGACGCGGTTAAGCGCTTTGGCTGTGGCATCAGGGACTATCAATCGACTAAGGCTATTCAGGTTCTGGATAGCCCTTTCAAGCCCTTTAACCGACATGCCACCTCCTATTCGATAAAAATGCGCGGCTTACCGTTAAAACGCTCGTGGCGGGTAAGACGAAACTCCTCCCCCTCGAAAATAACCACATCACCACGCTGCGGCCGATATCCGGCAGTAAAAACCACCAGCGCGCGCCCCGTTCCAGCGAGTGGCCCCATTTCCTCCAGCGATTCCGCCGGGACAACAATCATGGGCTCACCGTTAATAGCCGCCGGCTTCCCCATTTTGTTGACTGTGGCCGCATCCATGCGGCTGGCAAGCTTGTCAAAAGGGTTAGGCATTGATTTTTACGGCTACAGTAGAGGAACCCGCGGCAGCATCTTCCCACGCAACCCCAGCCAGGTCGGCATCAGTCGCGTCGAGCTGCACTTCACCATCTTTGATATGAACCTGTGCACCGGTGGTAATAGCGTCGGCTGACAGCTTAGGCAGAAGGAAAACCCCTTCGGCGAAACCGTCGCCCACCTGTCCGGCCTCAATATCAGTAATGGCCACCGCCACTACTTTCCCCAGCAGCACCGGCGAACCGCTCAGGATCGCAGTGTTACCCGCATTGGCAATCACAATGGTTTTGCCCGGTTGTACAAAATTCTTCGCCATAAATTCAGTCTCCATCCAGCCCCTTACGGGGCCGAATTCAGATATAAAAAAAGCCCTGATGGGCTGTAGAGGTGATGCTTAGTTGAAGGGAATTATTTCCCGGTTGATTTCGCCAGGCCGCGATAATCCAGAGGGGAAACACCGGCATCAATGCGCACTTTGGTCGCAATGCCGTCGGTCGAGAAACCTTCCTGCTGATCGATGTACGGAGTATCAACGCCGTTCAGGTAAGCCACTTCGATGGTGTCGGAGCCTTTCGCTGCCGCCAGATACCAGGCATTGCTGTCTTTAGCATCCAGACGCGGCTCTGCGATAACCTCAGCAAAGTTCTGAATCGGGTTATTAATGCCGGAGTTGATATCGGCCCCTTTCACACTGGCGGACTTAATCGTCTGGTTCGCCAGAGTTTCGAGTGCCACCGGCACCAGCATGTAAGCCGGGCGAATATTCAGGAAGCGTTCCCCCTCTTTCTGCAGGCGCATCATCTTGCGCGCGTCATCAAGGCTGCCAACAGAAATGGCACCGGCAGACAGGTTGGCGTGATCTGCATGGAACAGCGCCTTACCATCGGACAATTTGACGTTATCGGTCAGGACGGCATAGACCAGATCGCCGATAGTCCCTTTTGCCGCACGACCCATTTTCATCGGTACATCCGTCAACTGGTTCAGATCGTCGTTGATAATCGCCTGGCGGGTAATGGAGAAGATTTCCCCGTAGGTGGCCAGCGCGATGCTTTCACCTTTATCTTTGGTGGTCACATGCTTATATTCAGCACCTTCGCGCACCTGACGCAGGGATGGGAAGCCCCCCAGGCCGACACGATGCGCCGTTTTAAAGTCAGACAACTGGCCTTTTTTGGTCCACTGCTCGAAGGTTTCTGCCGCCTCTTCCCAGCCCTGCAGCAGCGCTTTATTGGCAACGTCCAGCAGGATGTTCCCGAAGTCCGACGTACTGTGGGTCAGCGCCATGCCGACCATCTGCATCGGGTTATAGCTGGAAACGCCAATGCCGCGCTCGGTCAGCGCCATACGGGCATACTCACGCAGTGTCATTCCATTGTAGACGTTGTCACGCTCCATGCTTTCGAAGCCTGCACGTGCCATCAGTGCCTGGCGAACACCATCGCCCACAAAGTTACCGTTACCGGCGTAGATATGCGCGTCGTTGGTTTTATTAGACGGGGTGGCATTTTTACCCAGCGCCGCCAGCAGATCATCTTTTGCCTGTGCAACTGTGCATTCCGGATCCGCAATGCATTTGTTCTGCAGCTCATGGTGCTTGCCGCCGAACATCGCAAAGAGATCGTTAATGGCGTTAACACGATTTTTTTGCTCAGCGAGAACCTGGGCGCGGATAGCCGCTTCATCTGCACCAGCAGCAGGTAATGGAGCCGGTGTCTGTGGTTGTTGTGGGTCACGCTGGGCAGTGTTGCGCGGTGGGGTGACCATATTACGAATGCTTTTTGGCATCTTTTCAAAATCCTCAATACGTTTTGATTGAATACAGGCCATCGCCTGCAGAGACGTGGTGACCTGGTCAGCAAAGCCCAGCTCGAGACACTCTTTACCATCCATCCAGGTTTCATCTTCCAGCATGGCGGCGATCTCTTCGGTAGTTTTCCCGGTTTTCTCCGCATACGCAGGGATAAGGACGGATTCGACTTTATCCAGCAGGTCGGCGTAGTCGCGCATATCGTTCGCATCGCCGCCAGAGAAGCCCCATGGCTTGTGGATCATCATCATAGTGTTTTCCGGCATAATCACCGGATTACCCACCATCGCAATCACTGAAGCCATTGATGCCGCCAGCCCGTCGATATGAACGGTAATCGCGGCACCATGGAATTTCAGGGCATTAAAAATGGCGATGCCATCAAAGACATCGCCACCGGGCGAATTGATATGAAGGTTGATATGGGTTACATCACCCAGCGCCTTCAGGTCATTCACAAACTGGCGCGCCGTCACCCCCCAGTAGCCGATCTCGTCGTAGATATAGATATCCGCTTCGTTATCGGCGCTGGCCTGCATGCGGAACCACGAATTACTTTTTGCGCTGGCTTTCGGACGGCGGTGCGCCCGGTTCTTTGGCTTCGGCACTGGTGCCTCCTTTGTCGTTAGCAGGGTCGGTGTCAAACACCAGGCCCATCTCTTTGTTTTCGTCAATCTCGGCCTTACGGCGCGCTTTCACATCGTTCGGGTTGCGTCCGCTGGCGCGTACCCAGTCAGATTCAGTCGCGGCACCGCCCCGGATTTGTGCTTTCCAGGCATTAGCCTCTTTAACCGGATCGATCCATGGCATGACAGGGCCGGAATACACCGCTGAGTACAACGAATCCATATCAACGCCGCGGGGTAATTGGATCTCGCCGGAGGCTACCGCCATTTTCAGCCAGGCGCGGTACATTGGCCTGGTCACTGCGCCAATAAACCAGTCCTGCAGAATGAGATAGCCGTCTGTTGATTCCACCAGTTCCTGCCGCTGTGCGCTGTAGGTACCGTTGTAGTTTCTGGCTGTGCTTGAAAAGCTGAGTCGGCTGCCTGCGGCGACGGCGCGCAGTTGCCCATTACGGAAGGTTTCAAGGTTCGGATTTGGCCGGTCAGACTTCACCATGCCGATATCTTCCCCCGGTTTAAGGTCATCGTAGATAATGCCAGGCTGAATCATCAGCTCGCGGTCTTCATCAGATGAACTGTTGCTGTCCTCCAGGCTTTGGCCGTCGCCTTTTTTGATGTACATACCCAGTGCAGCCGCAATGCGCGCGGCGGTGAGTTCCGCATCTTCGTACTCTTTCAGCGCACTGAGGCGCATCAGAACACCTGAAAGCATCGACACACCACGGGTCTGGTGCAGGCGCCGGACAAATTTAAGATGCAGCATATTTTCCGCATCAACGTCTTTCGTATCAAACTGACGACCAGAAACAGGCAGGCTTTTATAAACCTGAAATTTCTTCGGCTTGCCCCAGCTATCGACATAAACACCCTGATTAAGCTGGAGTGCCGCATCACTGGTCATAGGGACAAAGTCAGGCTCAAGCGCTTCAAGCCAGAACGGAACACCAGCTGACGGTGTAAGCCCATTCGCGGTACCGCTGACTATCTGTGCGAATACTTCCCCATCACGCAGCCAGGTACGTAGCATCAGGCGTTCAAGCATTGGCCGGGTAAACTGGTTGGTGACCTCCGGTCGGACAGACCATTCAGACCATTTGCTGCGGATCTGGTCAGCCAGCTTTTTGGCGATCTTCCCGTTTGTCATTTTTGGGTGAGGCTCGACGATAATTCCGGCCTTACCCACCACCCGCTCCTCCAGCTTATCGAACACACCAATCACCAGATCGTGGTTGTTATCGAGCCACCGGGCCTGCTCCCGCAACGAAACAGCACCCATATTGCTGAGCTGGTCGGCAGAACGATTCTCACGGCGCCCTTTGTGGGTTCGGGTCGGGGTAACGGCCTCATACGCCCTGATTTTCGCGCGCGCCTGCAAACGGGCCGCTTTCCAGCCAGGAGAAAGGACACCAATCGCATCATCTAACAGGCTCATGGAAACCTCGCCAGTTTATAGCCGGGCCGCCCCCGGCGCTGTGCAATAAGAGAAGAAAGACGCCGCTCCCATTCCTGGCGACCTTTGCGGATCTCGGAAAGGTTCTCCATCGTCATTTCCTGCCCATTGAAACGGATGGTTTTGCCGTCCAGCACCGCCATCTCGGCTTCGGTATATCGCTGGATCATGGCTTCAATATCGACACGGTTCACAACCATCCTCCTGAAGTGGTCCAAGGGTTAGCATCATCGGTTACGGTTTTCTTCCGCTTCCGGTTTTTTGTGGGGACTGGTTCTGGTACCGGGGATGGCGTTTCGCCAGCTTCCGCCGGCGCGTTCTCCAGCCACGTTTCCCGCCGCGCCCACTCAGGAGCATCGGGCCATTTGATTTTCTCGTAGCCGTGGAGGATGGCGAGCGCATCTGCATAGACCAGAAGGTCAAACGCTTCGTTTGCACCACGTCCAGGCTTACTCCATTTGCCATCGGTTGAACGCTCCTCATAGGTCAATTCATCGTAAAACCAGCTACCTAGCCATTCCGGGAAATGCACATAACCGGGGCCGGGTGATTCACGCCATAGCGCGTTGTTCACCCGGTCTTTCAGAGCATCGGTCTGGAGCAGGAAAAGCGGTACATCACCGGATGCCTGAGCCCGTCGGCTTGAACGGCCGGTATTATCGGGAAAGGTTCTGGTGATCAGTTTTGAGCGGCGAACACTGTCGCCTTTGAAGAGATAGACCCGTTTTCCGAGCCCATCACGCCGACACTGGCGCCAGAATTTATAGGCATTATCGGTGACACCATCTTCCCCGCCGGAGTCCACTGCCATCGCCATCAGGCGCATGCATCGGGTCGGGTCGGAGGAGAGCGGCCAGGCTTTGTTAAACACATCGCTCAGCAGTAAATCCCAGTCCTCCGGGTAACTTGCCGGGTCAATCTGCTGGCTCTCGCCATTAGCGTCATAGCGCATCGACTGCCGGATGTTGTAGCGGTCCACCAGCCATCGCTCGCCCATGCTTCCGTACCCGGTGACCTGTACGACGAATCGTCGGTTACGCCCCGCCTGAACGTCGACTGTCGCCATAAGGAAACTGACACCATCCGGCACTGACCGTTTCGGCACATCCTCGGCACGCTGTTCGAGCAACTCGCTTTTGCGCTGCTCCATACTGGAACGAGGAAGATACGGACGACCGAAGTCGGTATTAACGACGGTTTTAAGTGCTTCCTCACTGCCAGTGGCCTGATAGTCCTGCTCGGCGGTAAGGAATTTGTAGATGAGCTGCGACCAGGTCTGGTATGCAGCTGCCGGGCCTTCCATCCAGAATGAGGCAATACGCGAACGCCGCCCATCGCCAGTAACAACCCCCCTGGCATCGATAGATTGCCCATCGCGTAACCACACCCCCTTCATATTCAGCTCGCGCTTCATATCAGGAGTGATTTGCCCATTACACGCAGGACACTGCAAGTACGCGCTTTCACCAGCTTGCACCGGATCAGGAATATCCCGGTAGCCTGCCATGTTGTCCATTTCAGGCTGGAAGTGTTCACCGCAATGTGGACACGGCCAGTAAAGTCGGCGGCGGTCACCGCGGTTATACAGCGCCAGGATCCCCGTTGATGGTGGCGCTTCATGCGGAGAGCTGCGGCGCCATTTCGTATCGCGGACATCGCGACCTGGTGAGCTCTCGACCAGCGTCATACCCGACGACATGAACGTTGTCGTTCGCTTTGATGCCAGTGAAAACGCATCACCTTCCCCGTCGATATCTTCCGGAAAGCGGTCATAATCGGTCAGTGCCACGCATTTATAGTCCGATGAGGACATGATGTTGACCGATGGCCAGCCGATTTTCAGATAGTTACCGGCGCGAAACGTGCGGTCGTAGACGTTGTTATCATTGCGCCGCGGGCTCAGCCGGGTTTTCACTTCCGGACTGCATCGGAAGGTACGATCAAGACGCTTTTTCGAGTGCTCGCGCGCCTTCTCCTCCGTCATCTGGATCAGCAGCATATCTGCCGGGTCGCAAACAACGTTATAAACAATCCAGCCATCAATCAGGCCGATGGTTTTACCGGTTCGGGCCGGACCAACAAACACCACCGCATCATATTCACGCGATGCCAGGCAGTTCATTGGCTCAATAACATAAGGAGCCAGATCCGGATCCCATGGAACCGAGTTTCCCGCCCCCATTGGCACACGCATATAAGTACTGACCGCATCGGCCACCTGCATACGACGCGGGGCACGTAAAATACCGGAAACATCGCGGCGGATGCCCCTGGCGGATGCCCGCTTTGCCATCAGTCCTCCTCTGGCTCATCCTCCTCTGCTTCAGCGTCCTGTACCCTCTCCGCCATCTGGTCGCGTAGATCATCGATAACGCTTTGCACACGAGCAACCGCAGACGGCGTTAACGCGCAGTCACGTTCGAGTACATCAGGGAGGGTTTCAAGTACCATGACGACGGCTTTCGCCATCAATGAGAATTCTCGCGCCACCTCATCGGCGGGTATTAACTGCCCGGTATCCTGTTCGAACTTCAGCCGCTCATTCTCCGCTTTCCAGTGAGAGAGCCTGTCCGAAGGCGGCATGTCGTCAATGTTGGCTGATACGGTGGGGATCATCAGTTCGGCCAGAATATCAGTGACCAGGTAGAGTTTTAATTTGCTGTTGCTGCCCGGTGCCGGTTCGATGTTTTTCAGCCTGGTGGCGACCGTCTGACGATGAACACCCGTAATCCCCGCCAGCTGGTTGATATTCAGTTTTAAAGCGGCAATTTCCTGGTCCATGATGGTGAACACTTTTTAAACGATTCGACATCTGCACGAAATCGCCTCTAATGAGATCAATAACCTGCGCGAATGATGATGATGACCCTGGATCCGAAAAACTAGCCGTTTCCCGCGAGCCAGCCGCCCCGTGGCAGGCATCCCCTCCGGGAGTACCTTTTTTAAATGCAAATAGTTATTAATTGCATTAATTAGATGGACAGACCCTGTCAGAAGCCCAGCCGCACGCGGCCCTCGACATCGTTGGCATTAGTCGTGATCCATGCTGAACCTGCAAAAGCATTATCATCTGAACCGTCCTTTGCCTTGCTTGTCAGCTCCCCTGTCTTCGACAGGAACAGACGCTCACCGCGCGGCCAGGTATCAGCGGCCACCTTGGGCAGCACGAACACACCAGCCATCATCAGTACGCCATCACCGCCGTCTTGAATATTGTGCTGGGCAATGCCAACTATTGAACCAACAATAACGGGCTGGCCTGATACGACTGCCTCGCCCGTGCCGTTGTGCCAATCCATTGTCGCGCCGTCCTGGTAATAGTTCTTTGCCATCTAAGTTGCCTCTTTGCGTAATTGATATGAGTAAAAAAAACCCGCTATTGCGAGGCAGCAGGGTTATTGTTTGACTCTCTCACTGAGTCATAGATCCGCTCACACGTCATCCCTGCCCGGTAGCTTTCGTCAGCTCGTCCAGCATAATATCGAGCTTCTTCTGCAAGACTTCCGAGCATGTCGGCGAGCATTGCGGCATCGGCTCCGGCTGTTTTGCTTCTGACGGCAGCGGCAAGATCTGCGGTGTGCTTTGCGGCATCCAGGCTGGTAGCGAGCTTTCTGGCTTGCTGTTGCAGCTGGCTAACAGTGGTAGCCAGGCCAGCAGAAGTAACGGCAGCACGCGCTGCTTTAGCTTGAGCATCTTTCACAGCCTCATCACGGGCAACTGTTCGCCCTTGTTCAATCATGCGAGCAGCGGTCTGCGCGTTCGCTTCCTGTGAGGATTCCGTGCTATCCCGGTCAGCCCACTTTATTTTCCAACTGCGGTTCGTCCACTCACTACCAGCGAGAAACGCACAAGCCACCAGCAACGCAGCGACAATAAGCTGAGTACGAATGCTCATAGCAGGATTACTCCCACAAATAAGAACCATCCCCAGCCAGGAAATCCCGTAACAGCCAGCACACCAGCCGCAATGAAACAAATGTTACTTGGTTTCACTGGTCTATCCCCCAGCACGTCAGCGCGCTTTCCTGGTCCCGTCGTTCTACCTGCCCATAGCAGCCATTCTTCTGGCCTTTGGTCAGGCGGCAATCGCGGCCACCGTCTTTAATCCACCAGCGGATAGCTTCACAGGCTCCTTTCGTGTCACCTGCGTTCATGCGCTTATAGAACGTTGACGGGTAGCATTTGCCCGGCCCGATGTTATAGGGGCAGAACGACGCAATACCGACCTTCTGTGGCTCGGTCAGTGGCACTTTGATATTGCGGTCAACCCACGCGAGCGCCTTGTCACGCTCAATGGCGTTAACCTTTTTGCATTGGGCCTCGGTTGCGGTTTGACCTTTCACAACGGGCTTGCCATCGATTACGGTGACGCCATGACATAGCGACCAGATGCCACCGGGATCGACAACGGCCACCAGCGCATTGCCTTCTTTCTCGCTGATAAACTGGTCAAATAAAAAAGGCGCCGTTGCACCTGATGCAAGCAGCGCCAGCATCGCCGCGCTAAGCTTCGTTTTGTTGACGGGCATTTAACCGATCCTCCCGCTCTTTACGACGGTAATACCAGTTCACGCCGCAGGTGATAACTGTGCATGCGATACCGACAATAATTGCCCAGTCACTTAAACCGAGTCCTGCCACTTTGTCGGCCAGCATCCACGATACCTCTTTAGCTGTTTCGGCATACGCCTTTGCAGAGACACCAAAGCCGACCAGCCCGGTCCCTGAACCATATGAAAGTCTGCTGTAAATTGTGCTCATTCTGGTCATAGCCTCACCTCCGGATAATTCGGATGGTGCTGTGTGTGTTAGAAAGGGATCAGGCTCGCGGGCTCTTATGTCAAAGGGTAAGTTAGGAGTGATTCCCGGAGCCTGAATTCGATGGCCACCACAGCAACGAGGCCATGGCGTCCGTTATGGTTTAATGAGGTTTTCTATTTCACCGACCGTTTGCATGAAGCGGTCAGTTTCGAGTTCAACACCGATAGCGCGGCGGCCTAACTCCATTGCTGCTTTCACAGTGGAACCAGACCCCATAAAGAAATCGGCAACAATATCGCCCGGCCTGCTGCTGGCGCTGATGATTTGCTTCAGCATGTCGGCTGGCTTTTCGCATGGATGTTTGCCTGGATAGAACTGAAGGGGCTTATGTGTCCATACGTCGGTATACGGAACGGCAGCAGATACAGAGAAGCAACGCCGGAGCGTTTTGTACTCTTCCAGCAATTCCGAATATTTGCGATTCAATGACTGGTATGTAGCCACCAGCTGGTGGTGAGGGTGTTCCAACTTTTGCTGCAGATGTTTCTCGATGGCGATCCGGGTGAACAATTCCTGTAGTTTCCGGTAATCCACCTCGTTCGGCAGCTGCCACTGGCTTACACCGAACCAGTGAGACACCATGTTTTTCTTGCCTGTCGCCTCGGCTATCTCTTTCGAACTCACACCCAATGATTCTCGGGCATTGCGGAAATAGTCGATAAGCGGCGTCATGATGTGCTGCTTTAGCTCTGTGCTTTTGCTCTCATAGGCATCTTCTTTCCCTGTATACGGCCCCAGATAATGTTCAGCGAACAGGATCCGTTCCGTTGCAGGAAAATAAGCGCGCAGGCTTTCTTTGTTGCATCCATTCCAGCGGCCCGACGGTTTAGCCCAGATGATATGGTTCAGGACGTTGAAACGGTCCCGCATCATAATCTCAATATCTGAGGCCAGCCGGTGACCGCAAAACAGATAAATGCTGCCGGCAGGTTTAAGGACTCGGGCGTACTCAGCCAGACAGCTATCAAGCCAGCGTAAGTAGTCCTCATCCCCTTTCCATTGATTGTCCCAGCCGTTCGGCTTCACTTTGAAGTAAGGCGGGTCTGTAACAATCAGGTCAATGGAGTTATCCGGGAGGGTGGCAATGTAATGCAGACTATCAGCGTTGACTAACTCAACACTGTGTATTTTTACAGTATTTTCCATAGATCAGTAAGCGTAACTCTGATAGGCTCACTTTGCTTTTGCGCTAAAGCAGTGGGCCTTGGTTAGCTTGTGACCTGAAAGCATGAGCTGATGGCTGGCCGGGTGCTACAACACCCACCAGCCGCCCATTTCCACAGCAAATTCCTCCAAATTGAAGGAGTGTAGGTATAAAAAAACCCGACGATGAGGCCAGGTTTTTTATAAGAAGAACTAAATTTTAAGGATTCCTAGGAGGGACGTGCCAAACTCTACGACCATCCTCATGGTTCTCAATAATCTTAGCCGCAGTACTGCCACCAAAGGTATGCATAAAACTATGGTGTATCGTCAAAACAATATCTTGTAATGCCTGGTCATCTTCCATAGGTGTAATTTTCAAACCGATTTGGCTAGCTTTATCACTGTGAATATGACGAGCATGAGCAAAAGTTGAGCTATGGTTATTCAAGCTCGAACAAATCGCACTGGCTTTTTGTTGGGCATCAACCTCTCCTTCGAACATACCAGTTATCAACCAATCGCTCACAATTGTTGAAGCCCACTGGATGGCCTTTTCACATTCACCAATGAATGTAGGATTGAGTTTTGACATTGTGAATTGCCAATACGCGGCAGTCGCAGGGTTCTGGACTATGTCTTGCATAGCCTTCTGCGCTTCTTCGATCACACCATGTGCTGGAACGCCACCGACTTGTGGATCAAAGGGACCAATATTTGATTGTTTCCCCATGACTATTTCTTTTGCACAACAGGCCAGCATAGTACCTGCAGACATCGATATCATAGGTACGAAAGCTCGAATATCGTTACCGAACTTAGCTCTCAGGTAATAGCCTATCGATTCTAAAGCGGCAATATCCCCACCAGGAGTATGCAAAATGAGATCAAGTCCTTTCGATGCATCTAGCCCATGTATCGCTGTCATAAATCCATTTTTATCGTCATCTGACATAGCGCACAAATGAGAGCTATTCTGCAGAAAACCTGAATAATACGCGATGACATTACGCCCAGTCATCGTGGACATCTCTTTGATATACTTACTTCTTACTGTGTCCAGAGGGCTTTTTTGGGCGAGAACAGCCATCTCGCCCATAACATGATTCCAATTAGGCATTGTTCATCTTATTGTTAGTATGAATACAGTTGGTATGATGCACTTCCTTGTTGATTTATATCAACATTTTCCAGCTGGGAACCTGTTGAATAAATTACACCTTCTTGGCCTGAACCAACTGATGATGTACTCATGACTCTTCGACCAAACTCAGCTACTGTTTCGTTCGGCATAAATTGTGCGGGAGTGATTCCAAAATCTTCATAAAGTTGATTTATGTTCATGGCTGCGCCTCTCCAATAACTACATGTAGTGGAAAAATAAAAACGAAATACCACATGTAGGATTTACTAGCGTATAGATACGAAAAAACCTCCATTTAGGAGGTCATGATTGCTTTAGTTATGTGCTAAATATGTGCTGAACAAAGCGATTATGCAACCATTTTTGCACAGATTATTGGCATTTATCGGAGATTTCTTGGCTATTGAGATCATATCAAGGTCTTACAATCCCTATTAGGGATCTTTTTAAAAGCATAAACATTAAGGCGCAACGTTACAGATTGGATTAACTTTACCATTGTCAAAAAACCCGCTCAAAGGCGGGTTTATAAAACTTTGGCAACATATCAAATATGCTTCAAATATGGCTTGTTTTGTTGCATTTTGCAAGCGAGATTGACGGAGATAGTGAAATTTACTTCACATTTCTACCACTTTAAGCACTTCTTCATCTTCAAAATGATCCAGCGCCAGGCTCAGGGCGTACTCATCCAGATCCGCAAAGGCCGCTTTCAACGCTGCCCAATGTCCCGAATACACACGCTGCCAGGTCGAACGGTCAACGCTAACCATTCGCGCCAGCGCTGCACCAGCATAGTCTTTATAGGTTTCATTACTTCTCATGGCGGCGACTTCCTGCCCTGCCAGCCATACCAGGCCGATCAGCTTTTTAATGACGCGGGATTGTAACGGGCTATTCACCTGGCATTTCTGATAGTTATTCCAGACGTGCTCGCACATCATCACCTGATGCTTATAGCTGAGGTCGAACCCGTAGCAATATCGCAGCCAGGCCTGCTGGTATTCATTCAGGGAATTAACAGCGCGGCGCCACGGTGCTGATTCAAACTCCATATCTTTAATTGGCGGCATTGGTCGGCGGCGGCTGCGTGTCTCCAGCACATACAAGGGTGCACTCAGCGAGTTAACAAAGCGGATTCCTGATTCTCCCTCCAGCGCAACGAAGTTAACGCAACGGCGTGGCGTGGCATTTTTATCCGCTGGTGGATGTTCGCTAAATGCCTCGAGCTGCCCCTTGGTCCCGCCTGACAGATCCAGCAGTGCCCGGCGAAGTTCATTTCTAACGTAATTCAGATTCTGTTCATTCATGCGGTTTAGCGCTCCATACACTTAAGCTTTCGCAATAACGCCGATCGCCAGCGCCCGATCCAGAAAACGCAGCAGCAACTCCAGCTGCGTGCCGTGCTTCTGTTCGAATGCCGATACACCGGCGTGTAGTTCGTCGTGACACTCTCTGCACAGAGGGATCACGAACAGGTCGTGGGCTTTTGTTGCTGTACCGCCCATACCGTGCCCAACGATATGATGCGGGTCATCTGCTGGCCGCCGGCAACCTTCGCAGGGCTGTGTTTTAACCCACCGGGTATATTGATCATTCACCCAACGGCGGCGCTTAGGCCGCAACAAGAAGGATTCTGGCGACTCCGGGTCAATTGATAACGTCAGAACGGGCTTCATGGCCTCAGCCGGTTGCGTGGCTTGCTTTTGCAAAATGCTGGTGGCCGATACCGCCGGAACAATCTCGCTGTCCCGCATTACTGACTGATGTTTTTCTTCTGGAAGCCTTAGCGCTCTCCTGGCGACTTCCTCGGGGATAACATCAACCAGCCCTTTGGTCACAAGCCACCAGCAGAACTCTGGTACAGTCAAAACATGCTCAGGCGGGAAAAGTAAATCCCTGCCAGCAGCAACTAAAATCCAGGATACCAGGTTCCCGCGAGCAATGCCTGCAAGACGCTCTGTTGACTGCTGACGCAGGAAGTTATCGCAATGCCAGCACAACCGGATAACGCCCGGCGTATGCCGCAAAGTGGTGAAATTTTTACTGTGGTATGAGCTGTGCGGCCACTGACAGACATAATCCTTTTCCAGCCAACTTTCTAGCGCCGCTAACCCACCGGCAGCGCTCAACACCCGCTCGTTATCAAAGACAGCCTGCATTTCCGACGCGGTAGCCAGAGGCTGTGAAACCGCTGGCAATTCCCCGGTCGCGAAGTGCGAATACATTTCTGGCTCAGATTCCAGGAGAACCCGCCCCTGCTTAAACAGTGCCATAAGCTCCGGGCCGGGCCTGAAAAGTACGATCCCCATCTTCGGGGCAATTTCAGGCGTTAATAGAGCTCTCACGCAGCATTCCCCGTTGCGATATGTTCTGCCCAAAGTCCCCCAACCCAGCGGATCCCTTTCGGTGTGAATCGCGCCTGGCTGAAAGCGTGGTTATTAGTGACCGAGGTACCCGTTTTAACTTCAAACCGCCCAGCAGCAATATGTGGAGCCATAGGTGTAAGCGCTCCGCCGAGGCGATAAAGGATGTTGTGTTCGATAAGGAAAAGACGGAACTCCGTCTCCTTGGCGTTAAGCAGCTTGGCAACCTGACGGAATGACATTGAGCCCTTCGCCGAACAATAGCGATCGACAAATTCAACCTTTGGCGCCGCGGCAGCCAGTTGGATCGTCAATTGCTCTTTCTGCTCGGCTAAATCAGCGGCCAGGCGCAACGCTTCCGGCAATGAACGTGGAACGTTAACCCCTTGCCCTTCCTCCAGCTCCTGCCAACGGTCAACGACTGCAGCGGTAAATTCCGGCGATAAACGGGCCACCACCACCAGCGAATCACGCTTGTTGAACCGATATTCCTGATAAACGTTCCCGTTATGCTCAAAATCAAACTGCGCCAATGGCGCGGTTAAAATACCAGCGGCAACAAGTCGCTCGGCTGAACGTTTTACATCACCATGTTTGCTATGGACCAGATCCGCAATTTCGCGGCTGGACATTGTTACTGCACCACTCACAATTAACTGATTCATGCTTTTCTCCATATCAGGCGGCTGCACCCGCCGGTTCATACTTACGAATCGTTATTTCTACTCGCCCTTTCGGCACTATTGGCCCCCACTCCACCAGCATGCGTTTCACCTGGCTGTCGTCCTCCCAAACGCCTGCATGCGTCAGCGCGTCAAACAGCGCTTTGTTGTAGTTGTCCAGATCACGGCGGCGCGCGGCCGGCGGGTAAAGGGTGATTTCAACGGCAGCCTGCTCGGTTGACGGCTTAGGCAGGCGGCGAAGCTGCTCAATGATTGCCGCACAGGCCGCGCTCTGGAATTTGCGACCGTCAGCGCTGACCAGGTGTCGACCGGCCAGCGGCCCCTTGTTAGGGGCGCGCCAGTAGGTGTTAACGCTCGGCGGGAAAGGAAGGACAAGAGTCATACCCACCGCGCCGGTATTCTTAGGCTTCAGTTGGGTAATGGAGATCCCGCGGGAGACACCGCGGGTGATACTGATAGCCCCTTTTTTCTCAAGCGCACGCAGGTGATCCGCTGCCGCATTTGGTGAGCTGCAACCCAGCAGCCCGGCCAGTTCAAAGTTGGTAGGCGGGAAACCATGTTCACGCTGGTAAGCGATCAGGAGATCCAGAACGTGCTGCTGACGCGAAGTTAAATCCATCATGCTGCTTTTTCCTCTTTGCTCACGCAGAGCTCCGGTAAGTTTGCGCGCACAAGCGCCTCGGCGAATGGAGGCGGCACAGCATTACCACAGCGCGCTACCTGTTTGTCTTTGGCGTATTTCTTGCCACGGAAGTCCTGATCGATAACGTAGCCGTCGGGGAAACCCTGAGCCTTGTACAGTTCATGCGGCTGAAGCATGCGCATCCCGATATCCACGATCTGGTATTTAACCCCCTCGATGGTCACCAGCCATTCGTCTGAGCTCTCCCCGCAGTAGGTCTCGAGGAAGGTCCGAACCTCGCCGACGTGCTGCCCACCAGCGGTGATAGTCGGCATTGGCTCGTCCAGGCGCTGCCCATCGCGGCAGGTACCTCGCAGTTTCACCAGATGAGAAGCGACAACAGCGTGATGGTCTACCGTTGTCACGGAGTGCGCTGGCTCATCAAGCCCGACGCCCGGACCGGTATAATTCCCGCCATAGTGTTTCGCGAGGAAAGCGCTGACCGTCGCAAACTTATTGCCGCCGGCAGTCACCGTGCCCAATGGGTTATTCAGTTGCAGCACTCGAGGCTCTTGCCCTGGTCGCTCCCCGTAGCCCATCTGGATCAGCGTCGGCGTAACCAGCTGCGATTTGCCGCCACCACCTGCTGTAATAGTTGCGCTTGGCTCATCTACCCGGTGGCCGATACTGGCACCAAACTGACGGGCGATAACCGGCGTGACCAGACAGGCGCGGGATTGTTTGAGGATGGTATGCGCAGGTTTATCCAGTGGTCGTGGCTTCGCCTGGTATTCACTACCACCATTGCCAGCCAGGAATGGCGTTAATGCAGCTTCAACGACACCGAGCGCATGCCCATTACCGCCAGGGCGTTTCGATGTGCCAGCGGTCACCGTTGGTACTGGTTCGGTAACGGGTTGCCCGGTTGCACCAGTTCGGAATTTCGTCAGGTGTGGAACAGCAACCGCGTAGCCATGGGTTTTTGTGATTGTCTGTAGTGGTTCGGCCAGCGCCTGCCCACGGAAACAGTCGTAACTCGTTTTGGTGCTGGTGTGATTACACTTCACGATAAACGGCGATGCGCTCTCAATAACAAAGCGCTGGATGCCCCGCGCGATGCGCTTAAGCGTATTTTCTGCCAGTGGCTTTTTGCGGTCGAAGATAGACAGCGCCGGAATACTCCAGTCGATACATTCCGCAGCAGTACGCCATGGAGCAAGATTGCCACTCTGCACTTCAAGCGATTTCGGATCCCCATGGGTTACAGCAGGCCATTCAATTGCGTGGCCATCGCAGCGCATAACCATGAAAAAGCGTTTCCGGATAGTAGGTGCGCCGTAGTCACACGCGCGGAGCTCGCGAAAATCAACGGCATACCCAAGCCCGTCGACCAGTTGCCTCGCCTGCATACTTTCAGGCTCGATCCCTAGGAACTCGCAAACCTCATCCAGCGCAGGATGATCCGCCGCAATGCCAGTGGATAACATGCCAACAAAAGCTTTGAAGGTCTCGCCAATACGCGCAGGATCCGGGCGCATTTCATCACCCAGCAGCGGCCCCCACGTTTTAAACTCTTCAACGTTCTCCAGCATCATCACACGAGGACGTTTCGCCAGTGCCCAGCGCAGGACAATCCACGCCAGCCCACGGATTTCCTTCTTCACTGGCTTTGCGCCCTTCGCTTTTGAGAAGTGACGGCAATCAGGGCTAAACCATGCCAGGCCGACAGCGTTACCGCCGGTGGCCGCAACTGGATCAACATCAAACACCGATTCGCAGTAATGAAGCGTGTCCGGGTGGTTTGTTTTGTGCATTGCGATGGCATTTTCATCGTGGTTAATAGCAATATCCACGCTACGCCCGATCGCCAGCTCAATGCCGGTTGATGCACCACCGCCACCAGCAAAGTTATCAACGATAATTTCACGCACAGGTCACCCCCAACATGCTCCCGGTCAGGCCGCGCGCGATAGCAATAATCTCGCTGGTGGGGGTACGTTCCAGCCAGAGCTGGTTGATGTGGGCTTTTAGTTTGTTCTGCTGCGACATATCCAGTACGTCAGCGCCATCTACCTGGTTAAACACAATGCCTACCTCAAGTGGCCAGATGCGTGATTCTGTTCCCGGTAATACATGCGGCGCCGCGGCTTGTTCTTCCTTCTGAACTGGCTGCACGGCTGGTGGCTGAACTCTACCGGCGGCAAAGGTGGCCAGCGCCATAGACGCACGTCCTTTTTCTTCCAGCTCGCCGCGGCTGATGTAGCTGAAACGCTCTCCACGCCATGACTTATCGAATACCGCAATCGCAGCACTAAACCCAGCAGACGATTCGGACGGTTGCCCTTCTTCTGGTCGGTACCACACAGGCAGATCGAAACTGATACGCCCACGGATAAACGCGACATGATCCGCTTCTTCCGGCCACCACACTTCACCCGTTGCCGCTTTGATTAGAAAGACGTAGCGCCCGCCCTGTTCTCTCATTGCCACTGTGTGCGCAATGATGTGGCGCATGCCGGTGATTGCCTGCTTTTCGTGATACTGTGACCGGCTGTATGGCGGGTTGCCGTAACCAGCACCGCCGAGCTCCAGCAAACGGGCAGACCAGTCCTGCGTTAAAGCGTTATCTTCTGCTGTGTACCATGCTGGGCACTTCGCGTTATCGTCATCGGCAAACAGGTCGAGAACCAACGGGCCAAACATCGCATTGATGCCCCAGAAAAGCAGATCAGGAGTACGCCACTGATCGCCGACTTCCTTCAACTTGTGCGAGCTTTTGCTGCGCATTTCCGCCAGCGCCTGGCAGTATTGATTTTTAATCATCCTCTGAACCCCGCTGGAATAGTGTCGTTAGGTTGACTGATGGCGTTTATGTCGCGTTCGCGGGTTTTATCCCAGGTATCACGAGTGGGACGCCCTTTTTTCTCCCAGCGGCTTGCACTGGACAGGTAACCTTCGAACTTCTTCGGCCCGAACAACGTTTCCGGTCGCATGTACTGGTACTGTTCATCGTTCCCGTTCCAGTGCTCGTGCTTCAGGTCAACCACCAGCTGCAGGTCGGCAACGCTGTAGCCCTCACGCAAACGGGCACGGATGTTTTCCAGTGAGGTTTTTGATTTCTGGTACCGGGATCCGCTAATCAGGTTCAAATGGCTTAAGACCTCAATCGCCTGATCAGTAATCACAACTTCAGGGTCTGGTTGCGCCGCAACCGGACAAGGGGTTTTAGTAGTTACTTGTGGTTCTGGTTTTGATTTTACTGACGGATCCCCGCCAGATTCTGACGGGTCAAAACCGCCGTTATTGCCGGATTTCGACGGGTCAGATTTTGAGGCGTCAAATTTTGATGCGTCAGATTTTGACGTGTCAGATTCTGGCAGTTGAGAAAATGCCGCCGTGCGCAGCTTTGCTACATTCAGGCGGTATATGTTTGAGGCATTGCGGTTGCCGTTACGGCGCTGGGTACGGGTAAGCCAGCCCTCTTTTTCAAGCTTTGCGATTGCCGTCCTGATGGTGCTAGGCCCGGCGCCAAGCTGGCGGGCGATCGTCTCAATGGACGGCCAGCATACGCCCTCGTCGCTGCTGAAATCGGCCAGGCGCGCCATGATTGCCACGCTCGACAACTTCATGCCCGACGCCGCGCAGCCATCCCATACGTAGCCGGTTAATTTAGTGCTCATGATCTTCCGTTATCTCCCTGAACTTTTTGCGAAACAGTTCGAGTGGGCTGAAACACTCGTGTGGGTAGCTGTCGCGCAAGTAGATAACGCGCTGTGTTTCTGGCTCCCAACGGATAACACGGACTGGCACGCCGCGGTGGTCCCGGTACCGTCGGTTAAGTACGCGCATAAGCGTTTTGCCCTCCGGTAGTAGACACCCACAATTGATACGGCCCGACTGTGGTTACACGGCACCCAGCGGTTTGATACTCTGCGTTCATACCGAAACAACGGAGAACCCGGCACCGGGATCATCCGTAGTTGCGGTAAGTGAGGATTTACGATTAAATTGCTCATGCGGATTATTTCTCCATACACGAAGAGTTGTTCGCCAAGGCGCCCGGAGCTGCACACTCGCGGGCGTCACTCTTTTCTGCGACACAAAAAACTCGATAAAGCAGCGTGACGTGCTCCTGAAACTTCGTGATCACTTGATAGCTGTTCTCCTCAATCTGGGCACGTTCTTCTGCGTCAATCACCCCATCAGCAGTAGCTTTACGCACAAAGTTAGAATGACGGCCGATCCACTCTATGGACTCCATCAGGCGTTGGTTGATGTCTGCGTTATCCACTTCATCAACGTCTGCCAGTGGCACAAATACGCCCTGAGAATGGCGCGCTACTGCATCCGCGATATGGTTAGAACCACCAGCACGCTGTAAAACCATCGCCCAGCCCAGAGGGAAGATCTGATCGCCTTCGGTGCGTAAACGGTTAAACAATGCGTTCTCAGTCGTTCCCAACCATTCCGCCGCCTCAACATATCCACCAGGCAGATCGGTAATCGTCTTTTTAATTGCGGCCACCAGCCAGGCTGGCTGACGTTCAACTTTCCACATTGGTTCATTACCCACGGTTAACCCCTTGTGTCTGTGGTAATAATTAAGCTGCTGAATCTTTAGACTTATGAAAAATGTCAGGACGTAATCTTTCTTTTGAAACGCCGGTGGTCTTTTCTATCAGCGCAGAAAGTTTTGCTGGGGGTCTTTTTTCTCTGTTAAGCCAGTTCCAGACTTGTTGTTGCTTTACCAACCGCCCAGAATCAACGGTAAGCTTGCGCGCCAGCTCTGATTGTCCGCCGGCCAGAGCGATTGCCTCTGAGAGAGCTAACTGCTCGGGAGTCATATTTGTTCTCCTGTGTCAAAAGTAAAAGTTGTCGTCGGTATGAATTATACAACTTTAACAACTTTTATCACAACTTTTAGATGTTGGAAAGCTAAAACATAAAGTTGTAATCTCGCCATAAACAAGGGGGGAAGTTGTGAACACACTGGCGGAAAGATTGAAAATTGCGAGAGAAAAGGCAGGATTAAGCCAGGCACAACTGGCTGAGGCTATAGGGTTGTCGCAACAATCTGTCGCAAAGATCGAGAATGGAGAGACGCTGCAACCTCGGAAGATAAAAGAAATCGCTAAGGCACTAGATGTAAGTCAAAAGTGGTTGCAGCTCGGTATTGAGGAAAACGCTTCGTTTTCTGATTATGTCGTTGAGGAAGCAGAAGGCTCCCGTTTAGACCCTGAGATTTTTGCTGATATACCAATACTGGATATTGAACTATCCGCAGGAAACGGCTGTGAAGCCGAAGTAATAGAGTCTGTAATTGATTGGTTCCCACTTCGAAGAATCGATTTAAGAAAGGCTGGTGTCAGCGCAACAAATGCTAGAATTGTAAAAATTTGGGGTAACAGTCTATTGCCGGTTCTCAATAACGGCGATCATGTTGCTGTTGATACTTCTCAAACAAACCCTATTCGAGATGGCGACTTATATGCTGTTAGGGATGGTGTTTTACTTAGGGTTAAAGTGCTAATCAGTCAGCCAGACGGAGGGCTAATTATAAGAAGCTTCAATAAAGATGAGTACCCTGATGAAATACTCACCTTCAATGAACGCCGTGCACGAATACACGTTATTGGTCGAGTGTTCTGGTCGTCACGTACGTGGTAGCACATCAAAGAGCATCTCTTCCGAGATAATCTTTAGTTTTGCACCATTATCATCACGATAGCTAACAGCTTTCTCTATCTTTTTCCCATGACTGGAAAATTTCCAGTCTCGGGATGATAGTGTGCCAATAACAAGGAAGTCCAGTTTTTGGGTGATTCCATTACTGATTTGCCCGCCTGCAGTTTTTATCAACCCTTCCACCATTGCACGCTTGCCAGCTACAAAGGTACCAGTTAAACAGTAATTTTTTCCTTCAATGTCAATGCTAGCACCATGATCAATAGGCAATCTAGTTGCTAATCCATCAACAACTCCGCTATCCAAATCACACCCGGTGAAGTCAACAAGTGCCTTATGGAGAATGTCACTTTCTTCTTTAGTAATTATCCCGTCGTCAAGAATATCTTTTACAAGAATGTATAGTTCTTTTCCTGAATAGTTATTTTTGAGGGCTCCATTTTGAGTTAGCCACCAATCAAGATATCTGATTTCATCTTCTGTTAATGACCTATCAGAGATTAACCCCTTACATAATCCACTGAGAAGATGAAGGTCCATTTCAGACGAATAAAAATCAATGTCAGGAATGTCTAATATTTCTCTTTGTATCTTTATCAGACTGCTTTTAAGGTCTTGTCTTTCTTCTTCCGTAATAACCCCGTCGGCTAAAATATCTGAGACTCTCGCTGACAAACTTTTAATAACACCATTTCTGATCACCTGATTTGCTTCAAGCAACCATGTATCAAGATAAAGAATCTCTTCATCTCGGACAACGCCATCAGCAACAATTCCATCAATGATGCTAATTAAGTTAGCAAAAAGCTTATCTCTATTGTGTGTGTAGTTAAATACGTAAAGCTTGTCTTCCATACAGCCTCCTATTTTTTGTACATCCTTACATTCAACTTCGATTCAATCAAACCACATAAAGTTGTTGACACCTTACCTTTGCACAACTAAATTACAACTTAAAGGTGTTGCTAGTGTGCATGAAGAACTACGGCTGACAACGTTCAATCCCGATAAGCACCCTTGCGAGGATGTTTATCGGGACTGGAAGAGTTACCACTTGGAGACGGTCCTGATAAATGTCCTGGACAGTGGCGCTGACGACGGAGCGATAACCGAAGGTCGAATGCCCGACTGAAGGCAGTGACAGTACGGAATTAGACGACCCTACGCGGCAATCAGAGGAAGCGCGCAGACAGCAGGGAAAGACCGCCAGACGTTCAACTGTGAAAACGGAGAGATGCCAGCTCCCTCGACGGCAGTGACGGCGGGAAGTAGACCGCTGACGGCTCGGAAAGACGAGCAAGCCCAGACGATATCTGCGTGGCTTTAAAAACAGATGGGGCCGGTGGAATCCTGGTAAAGGGTTTCATGTACCGAATGAACACATGATGACGCGGGGAAAGAACCGTGACAGGAGGGAAGTAGACCCCGCGAACACAACAGCAAAGCGCATTACACCGGAACCCGTTAGAACCTTATAGTCCTGAGTCGTGGCTACGTAGTAAGTCAGTCAAACAGTCAGGCGGGCAGATCGGCGGCAGGTTGGTCAAATGTAGTGCGCTCTGCGTTGTGGTAATTGCGGCTATGCGCACGTGACGAGGCCACCAGCTTATTCAACTTTAAAAATGAATATGTGTCTTGATTAGTGTACGTCGCCAGTCCTGGCCGGGCTGGCAGGTGGAGGCACCACCGCCACAACTACATGTATGGATGAAACCTTGTGCAGAGGAAAGTTAAATGAAATTACCAAAATTCCGTAACGCTATTGTGTACCGCGCAACATTGCCCAGCATCGAGGCAATCGAAGGGCACCTTCTCGAACTCCCCTACTCCGAGATCGGTGAAACTGAGTTTTCACGCGCCTCTTTTGTGCCAAACCCGATCACTGGTGAATTGGTCACCCCGATATCTGGCGGGTACGCCATCGTGATCCGCCATGATCAGAAAATCATTCCCCAGCATGTTGTTATGAAAGAAGCCGCAGCACGTATCCAAAGAATCGAAGATATGTCCGGGAATAAAATTAAACGTGTCGAACGATTGGCAATTATCGACAACGTACGTGTTGACCTGTGTAAACAGGCATTCGTTAAATCAACGCTGATCCTTGCGTTGTACAGCACCGATGAAAAGCTATTAGTGGTCAATACGACCAATAAAAATATTGCCGGCATGGCTGGTGCGATGCTGGTTAAAGTTGTCGGTTCCGTTAAGACTGAAACAATCAACATCAGCGATATTAAAAACGGTTTAACGACACGATTGAAAAACTATATCAACGGCGTGGCCAATGCTTTTGAAGGGTTTACCGTCGGCAATTATATCCAGCTGTCTCGCCTTGCCGATCAAAAGGAAGTTATTCGCTACTCAGCTGAACACGAATCAATTCAAAGTGAGCTGGCCGATAGCCTTAATAGTGGCTTCACCGCTGATAAAATGGAGCTCGCAGGATGCGGCGTATCTTTCATTCTCACCGAAAATTTCCATTTTTCGCGCATTAATACCCAAGCCCAGACATTCAACGATGAAGATGATCAAGCATTCCAATGGCGCCATCAGGCCGGAACGGATCTATTCCAATTCAGCAAAGTAGTAAACCTGATGTGTGAGCTTCTTTCGTACAAAGAAGAACAGCAACAAAAACCAGCAGCCTAATAACCCAGATCGTAATTAACCCATGCAATGGGTTGGGTTGCTGCACGCTAAATTCAGCGATTCATTAATTTAATGGCGCGGTGCAGCGCGCCAAAATGGAGAAAAAAATGAGCTATATCCAGACATTATCCGGCAAGAAATTTAACTACCTGACCGCTACCGTGGACGATATTGATATTGAAGATATCGCGACCGCCCTCTCCCACATCTGCCGCTTTGCCGGGCACTTGCCGGAGTTCTACAGCGTGGCGCAGCACTCGGTACTTGTAAGCCAGCTTGTTCCACCTGAGTTCGCTTTTGAAGCGCTGATGCACGATGCCGCAGAAGCTTATTGCCAGGACATCCCGGCACCATTGAAAGCGCTTCTGCCCGATTACCGCCGTATCGAAACTTATGTTGATGGCCTTATCCGGGTCAAATTCGATATTCCGCTGGAGCACGCCGAAGTCGTCAAATATGCAGATCTAACCATGCTGGCCACCGAACGCCGTGATCTGGAAATCGACGACGGATCGAAGTGGGATTGTCTGGAGGGGATCCCATGTTCTGACCTCATTCAAGTTATTCCTCTCCGTCCAGGGCAAGCATTCGGCCTCTTCATTAATCGCTTTAACTAACTGATGGAGATCCGCAAATGTGCCGCTTGAAAGTGAAAGAGCTTGTCGCAAAAGCGCACGCGACCGTCGGTGACCTACCACCAGCGCAGCGCCAAATAATGACTGAGGTCATTACCCGGCTGGATACCGTATACGTCGCCCTTACTGAATCCATCGAGCTTCGGTCGGCGGTGGTCGCGGAGAACGGGCAAATGTTGCGCCTGTTGACCGACATTAGCGAAAACCACGACGAGTACGTGAATGCAGACGAATACCTGTATGCCGGTGTTCCGATGGATTACGTTTCTGAAATCAACGCATACGTTTCTCGCGATGTTGATGCTGAGAATCCATTCAAGGCAACAGACGCGTACCTGGCTGAAGTGCGGGCGCAGGCTCGCAACGAAGGTATCAACTATGCAGCCAGCCGTCTCGCTGCGGCTTTCAATCATGGGTTTGTAGATAAGCCACTGGCAGAAGTCTACGACGTGGTGCGCATGATTCTGACTGCGAAAGAAGACCTGGCAAACGACCCAGCAGCAGACGGTCTGTCTGGAGAGTATGCCGAGAACTCGCTAATTGAGTTCGCCGCCCAGTTACGCCAAGGAGCCGAGCATGAGTAACAACACCAAGCCGCTGAATTACGACCCGGCAGACCCTGACAAGATGCTTCTACCTGCTGGCGATACGTGTGGTAACTGCCGTCATATCCATCGCTGCAAAGCAATGTTCGGACATACCGAAACGGATACCTATTGCGATTGGTCGCCATCGCGCTTCATCCCGGCAAAAACAGAAGGAGCTGCCCAATGAACGATATCACCGCAACGGGAAATGCAGATAAACAGGCTTTAGACGATGCTTTGGATTTTGACCTGTTTGAAGGTGACTTCGGCACCCCTGGCGACACTGAATTATCAAACAAAATCGTTACCGGCCGCCGGGAATACAAATGCCATGTTTGCGCTGGCCCAGTAGCAATAGGTGAAGTGCATCGTAGTGCAACATGGAAATTTGACGGCGAGCTGATGTCGTACCGCTGCTGTAATGCCTGCTGTGTGGCTATGGTTGCCAGCGTGAATGGCGATTATGAAGAGAATGACCCAATTGAAGCCCGCTACGCGCTGGGGCATGAGCGGAAGGAGATGACGGCATGAGCAACGATATCACCGCACTGCCGCAGCGTATGAAAGCGGCGGCGCTAAAAGCAAAGTCAGAAGCCAATGAATGGGGTTATGACACGGATGCCTTCCACGATGAAGCAACTCCTGATGCTGTAATTCAGGTGGTAGAGGATCTGGAAGCCAGCAGAGCTGAAAACAAACTCTGGGCACTTGAGGTGACTAAGCGTAATGGAGAGATTTACGGGTTGGAACAGCGCATCGCAGAGCTGGAGTCCCGCACCGTCACCGTGAAGCTGGCGGAAGACATTACATCAGCTAGTGCGCCTGAAGTATCCGAAATCGCGGCAGAGGCTGAGCGCTTGGGATTACGAGGAACCTATGCATCATACGTGGTTGGCTGGAACGCTCGCGGAAAGGCTGACCAGAAGACACTGGCCGCCGCTGGCATCAACGTGGAGGCTGAGTGATGGCTATTGCTGAACGTATTGCTATAGGACCGCATGGCGACACCTACGAAATTCATCTTGGCGCTAACCGTTATCACTACCGCACAGATGGAAGGGCGAACCTGATGAAAGAAAGCATGAACCACGCCTATCCATGCCGCGTAACGAGCGAATCAATCAAATATGCGCTGGCTGCAATAGTCAGGTTGCAAATGACGTGTGACGCCGCTGGCATCCAGGTTATCGAAGGAGATGCATGATGGCACTGACGAAGAAACAACGCGCAGAGCTGCGTATGAAATTCGGTGGCCGCTGTGCTTATTGCGGCTGTGAGCTACCAGAGAAGGGCTGGCATGCTGACCATGTTGAGGCGGTTCTGCGCAAATCAGAGCAGTGCATGAAGGCTGCTGCGAAAGGCATTTTCAAACTAAAGGCGACGGGTGAATTTTACAGGCCAGAGGCTGAAAGGCTGGAAAACATGTTCCCAGCATGTGCGCCCTGCAACCTTCTGAAAACGTCCTATTCGCTGGAAATGTTCAGAAAGCAGGTATCTCTTCAGGTTGAGCGCGGGCGCAAGAGCAGCATGAACTTCCGCACGGCAGAGCGTTTCGGCCTTATCGAGACAGTGGAAAAACCAGTTGTGTTCTGGTTCGAAAAATATCAGGAGCATGCAGTATGACAATAAACTTAACAGACCCAGCTAACCACCCTGCAAATGGCCGACTGACAGATGAGCGGCTTATCCGGGTACGTGACGCGCTACAGAGCACGCTCACGTACAAAAACGGCAGCACCCAGGACTATGTCACCGCTGACGCGATAAAAGCGTTAGACGAGCTCCTGGAGCGCCGGAAGGATGCAACCGAACCGGTAGCTGACGTCGTAGCGTGGTCATCACCTAACGAAGTGCGCACCTGTGATATCCGATGGCGTCGATTTGATGTTGCTCCTGGGCCACTGTTCAGAGCACCGCCGGATCCAGAAGTTCTGGACTCAACAACCACCAGCAAACGCTAAATATTCCACCGGGTGCAGCCGGTTTATTTGGAGAAAAAATTATGACCAATGTTATCCAACTCGCCCCGAATGAGTGGGTTTGCGAAAGCGTTCTTATCGCTGTCACTGGGCTCAAGCCAGGAACCATCCTCCGGGCCAGAAAAGAATGCTGGCTCGTTGGCCGGGAATATATCCACATGTCGCCTGACGGCAGCCCGAAGCCGTCCAGCGAATGCATGTACAACAGACACGCAGTTGATTCATGGGTCGCGTCACTGAGAAACAAGCAACCAGGGTGATTTAACACCATGAAAAAGGTAAGCTCACATCGCTCTTGGGCGTCTGGAGGAATCAATGGATAAAGTCTCATATCCAACAGGCGTCGAAAACCACGGTGGCACATTACGCATCTGGTTTAGATACAAAGGTAAGCGTGTCAGGGAGAGCCTCGGTGTCCCTGACACCGCTAAGAACAGGAAGATCGCCGGGGAACTACGTACATCGGTATGCTTTGCCGTCCGCACCGGAAACTTTGACTATGCAGCGCAGTTTCCTGACTCACCTAACCTTAAAGTTTTTGGGGTGGGTTCGAAAGAAATCACAGTCAAAGAGCTTGAAAAAAAGTGGCTGGATTTGAAGAAAATGGAAATTTCTGCAAACGCACTCAATCGGTATGAGTCAGTAGCGAGAAACGTCGTGCCATTAATTGGGGCAAGGCGCCTGGTTTCAGCGGTAACTAAAGAGGAATTGCTGTACATCAGGAAAGATTTACTGACCGGTTATCAGAGTTCGACAAGTAGTAAAAAACCAGCAAAAGGACGCAGCGTTGTTACTGTGAACTATTACATGACGACTATTGCCGGGATGTTTCAGTTTGCTGCAGATCACGGTTACCTGGAAACAAATCCTTTTGATGGCATTAAGCCGCTTAAGAAAGCCAGGGCAGAACCAGATCCACTAACTCGTGACGAATTTATTCGTTTGATAGATGCATGCCGGCATCAGCAGACGAAAAACCTGTGGTCATTAGCAGTATACACAGGTATGCGTCACGGAGAACTGGTCTCCCTGGCCTGGGAAGATATTGATCTGAAGGCGGGTACAATCACCATCAGGCGCAATTATACGAAACTTGGCGAGTTCACTCTACCGAAAACCGAGGCCAGTACAGATCGGGTGGTGCATCTTATCCAGCCAGCGCTTAGCATCCTGAAAAATCAGGCTGAAATGACAAAGTTGGGTAAGCAACATCACATCGATGTGAAGCTACGAGAGTATAACCGTTCGGTGAATCATGAATGCACGTTCGTCTTTAACCCACAGATAGTCAGGCGATGTGAGCAGGTCGGATTTATCTACAAGGTTGATTCGGTTGGCGACTCATGGGATGCCGCACTGAAGCGCGCTGGGCTCAGGCATCGGAAAGCGTACCAGTCACGGCACACTTATGCTTGCTGGTCATTGTCTGCTGGAGCAAACCCGAGCTTCATTGCTAACCAGATGGGACATTCAAGCGCCCAAATGGTGTTCAATGTTTACGGCGCGTGGATGGCTGACAGTAGCGCAGAGCAGATCGCAATGCTAAATCAGAAGCTGGCCGATTTTGCCCCATTGATGCCCCAGAGGCCAAAAACGAGCAGTAGAGGATTATTAAAATCAGTCAGTTAA